ATAAATGGGGTTGAAGGTTATTCTTTTACGCTAGTTGGATGGGATCAATTAGATGCGAAAGACGTAATCCATCTAAAATACTTCAACCCTTACTTTGACACTAACGGACAACAGCTTTACGGCTTAAGTCCTTTACAGGCGGCATACAGAACTGTTCAGCGTTCTAACGATGCAAAGGACACTTCAGTAGGTATGTTACAGAATCAAGGACCTAAAGGTATCTTATCTGCTGATGAATCAAATGATTTCGGACCTGAGGCGGCAGGGAAGCTTAAAGAAGATTTTTACAACCAGTATGGAACTAAGACTCAAGCAGGTATTCTAAAGAATGCTGGTAAGATTTTGATTGCTGGTGCAAAGCTTAACTGGATTAACATGGGTTTAAGCCCAATAGACTTACAGTTACTAGAATCAGAAAAAGTAACACTTAGAGAACTTTGTAATGTTTACGGTGTAAACTCTGCGTTGTTTAATGATCCTGATAACAAGACTTATAACAACATGAAGGAAGCTAAGAAGGAAATGTTGACTCAAGTAGTCCTTCCTGAGTTAGTAGCTCTTCGTGATGCTTTCAATAGGTTCTTTGCTAAAGAGATTGGTCAAGGTTACTATATTGATTTTGATTTGACAGTATTCCCTGAGTTACAAGAGGACATGAAAGAGCTTAGTGCTATTCTTTCTCAATCTTGGTGGATTACTCCAAACGAGAAGAGGGCAGCTATGCGTTATGATACTATGGAAGGAACTGAAATGGATGAGATATTTATCCCAGCAGGTTACTTGCCTATTGATGAGTTGACTATGTTACAAGACCCTAGAGATGCACAACAACAAAGCGACTATAATTTGCCACCTGTAAAAAGCGAAGGTTTTTTTTTGAGTAAGAACGAACAAGTAGATGAAGTGTATGCAAAATACAAGTCAATTACAAACATGAGCTACTCAGAATTAGAAGCATGGTCAAATACAGAATGTTCTAAGAAAGCATCACTTGACAGAAGCCCTATCACTAGAAACCTAAGACTATTGTCTAAGAAGAAAGAAGATTGGACTACAGCAGATGCGGAAGACGCAAACAGAACTATAAGCTTTGTTAGCAGAATGAAAGGAGCAGAACAAGGTAAACCAGCATCAGAGGGTTGTCCTTCTAAAAGAGATATATCACTTAAAAATTGGGCTTACGATCCATCAAAATAAATATTATGAAATCATTTGAAATTTTAGAAAAAGCAATTAACAACCTTTTAGAATTAAAAAGGTTAACTGAGAAAAACACGAAAGGTATTAATCACGCAAACAAACTTATTGCATCTGGCGATATAACTAGACCTGATAGTTGGGTAAGACCAACAGCAGAAATGGAGAATGCGTATTTGAAAGAAAATGGATATGATAAATACTGTCTATGGTTTCTTGGTGTAGACCCAGAGCTTAGTAAAGACACTAAAGGTCATTATGGCTATATTTATACTTCGGATTTTAAAACTATAGACAGAAGAGGTTTATCAGCTATAAGACAATTCGCAGCCCAAAACAACAAGCAGATTTATGATATTGCTGGTAAAATGATCGAAGCTATAGACGGAAAAGAATAATGGCTAAACCACTTACACCATCACAGCAGTTTGCTTTGCAACAAAAGATTGCGAGGAAATCAATCAGAGAGTTTCAGCCTAAAATAAAAGAGGCTTTACAAGCTGACTTTGATAAAGCTGCTCAAATGGTTGAGGCGTTAGGAGTAGAACAAGCGGCTAATAATCGTGCAGGATTTTTTACTGGCGATAAGATTAATAATATTTTACGAACTTTGTATGAGTCAACTGGCGGTTACACTGCCATGCGATACCAACAGATGTTTGAAACGAATAAGAAAGCGGAAGAGATTGACCTTGATCCTTTAAACATTTTGGATGAGTGGTTAGTATTTATGCTAACGTATTGGGTTAGTATTAGCGGACCTAAGATGTATGGCATAGAGAATACTACTGAAAACGAAATAGCTCGTATATTAGCGAATGTTATAAAGCTTGGTCGTGAGAATGGATTGTCACAAAATGAGGTTAATAAGTTGGCGATTCAGACTCTAAGAGAGGGAAAGATAAATAACGCAAGGAGTTTACTTATAGCAAGAACTGAAAGCCATCAGGCATTAAGTACAGGTGCTATAGGTGCGGTTAGGTTAGCAGGTATTCCAGTATTAAAACAATGGATAGCTGCTGAGTATCCAGCTAAGAGTGGTAAGCCAAGATTATGGCACAGGGATTTAGATAGACAAACGAATCCTGACAACAAAGGTGTAAGAATCCCTGTTAATCAACCATTTTTAGTGAATACTCCTGAGGTAGGACTAATAGAAATGCAATATGCACATGATGCAGCAGGGTTAGCAGTAAATAACTGCAACTGTAGATGCTGCACAGTTTATATAGCTTAAATAAAAAATATGAGTAACTTTTATAAAAAGAAAGCGGTAAGTGGAGCTCCAGTAGATATGGAGGATGGTAGCAGAGTAATTACAATGTATTATTCTGCGTTTGGTAATGTCGACAGCGATGGCGATGTTATTGTACCAGGTGCATTCACAAAAACCCTTAAAGAAAACGGACCTAATGCTAAGAATAGAATCTGGCATTTATTTAACCACTCAACTGAGAAACCAATTGCTAAACCATTTGAGATGATGGAAGATGGATTTGGTTTAAAGGCTAGAGTAAAGATGCCTAATACAACATTAGGTAACGATACTTATGAGTTGTATAAAGAAGGTCATATCACAGAACATAGCATCGGCTTTCAGACTATCAAGTCACAAGCAAAGTCAGGCTATAACGAAATCAATGAAATTAAATTGTTTGAGGGTAGTTCAGTATTGTGGGGTGCAAACGCAAATACACCAACAGTAGGAGTGAAGAGTCAAATAAAGTCTGTTCTTGTAGATGAGATGGGTAAAACTATCAAGTCTTTAAGAAATGGTCACTTTACCGATGAAACATTCGAGCTGTTAGAACTTAAACTAAAGCAATTACAACAATATCTTGCTGAGATGGAAGACGAAGACTCAGTCGACCTTGAAGAACAACCGCAAAAACCTATGGATGAAGACTTCGAATCTCCTGAAGTAGAAGCATTGGTAGAAGAGGAAGACCCGATGATTTCCATGCAAATCGAGATGAACAATTATTTAAAATCATTTAAAATTTTCAACTAATGGTAGAAGAAATCAAAAGTGCTTTCGAAGGCGTTAAAACCGAAGTAAACGGTGCTATCGAAACACTAAAAGCTGATAACGCAGTAGCGGTAGACAGCTTAAAATCAGAATTAGAAGAATTAAAATCTCAAATTTCAGTAGTTAAAGATGCTGCTGACAAATTAGAGGCAAAAAACAATCGTAAAACAATGAATGAAAATCAAGCAAAAGGGTTCAACGCATCCCTTGCTGAAGCAATCGATAAGAATGCTGACAGCATCGCAAAATTAGGTCGTGGTGAGCAGAAGCGTTCTGGCTTTATCTTAGACACTAAGGCAGTAGGTAACATGACAGAAGCAGTAAACTTAACTGGTGGTCTACAAAGAGAATATGCTCCTCAAGTATATGCTCTTCCTTCTCGTAAAGTGCATATCAGAAGTTTATTACCAGTAGGTACTTTGTCTACAGGTTTATTTACTTTCCCTAAGGAAACAGGTGGTGAAGGTGATGCAGCTCCTCAAACTCAAGGTTCTGCTAAATCTCAAATTGATTTCGATATCACAATGACTGATGCTCCTGCTCAGTACATCGCTGGTTTCGTAAGAATCTCTCGTCAAATGTTAGATGATGTTCCTGCTATGACTTCTTTCTTACAAGCTCGTTTGTTAGAGAAGTATTTATTAGCTGAAGATGCTCAATTATTGAATGGTAATGGTACTGCTCCTAATTTACAAGGTATTACTGGTGTAGCTTCTGCTGCAACTGGTGCTGCAACTGTAGACGTTGAGCAATTAGTACAAGCTATTGCACAAGTTTACAATGCAGATTACTCTGCAAACGGTATCTTGATTAACCCAATTGATTGGGCTGCTATCATGAATACTAAGAATACAAATGCTGCTTATAGTCTTCCAGGTTCTACAGTTGTTACAACTGATGGTACTTTGACTATTGCTGGTATTCCAGTGTTCCAATCTACAGCTATTGCTGCTGATAAGTTCTTAGTAGGTGACTGGGCTATGGGTGCTCAAATCATGCAAAATCAAGGTATCTCTGTTCAGTTCTCTGAAATGGATAGCGATAACTTCCAAAAGAACTTGATTACTGTAAGAGTTGAGGCTCGTATTGCATTCCCTATTTATTACAATAGTGCGTTTGTATATGGTGA